TAAACAACAATAGTCAGCTAGATGCTGCAAATACTGTAGCCCATCTACACCCTGCACCATACTTTTTTAGTATGGTATACTATGTAAAATGTGACGAAGGCTCTGGCCCATTAAGACTAGTGCCTCCACATTCAAACTTAGAGTACACAATTCCTGATCAAATAGTTGTTGACAGGAATAACTACAATGCTAGACAATGGAGTATTTTTCCAGAACCTAAGAAGTTAGTAGGCATGCCTAGTTGGTTATCACACTATGCTGACATTAACACTAATGCAAATGATAGGATATCAATTGCGTTTAATGGAGTAATATCGAGGAGAGAATAATGAGTTATTTAAAAAAACTATGGTCCGGTTTGTGTTTTATATTACTATCTATATGGGAATTTATTACATGGCCGTATTACAAAATTAAAGAAGAACTTGCATACCGCAAGAAAATAAAAGAACTTAAAAAGCGCGACCCATTCATTTACAAATAGGAGAAAAGAATGTTATTAGAAATTCCGTATAAAGCCGGCGACACGATTAGTTTAAAATTATCAACAGGTGAGGAAATTGTAGCAAGACTAGATACAGAATCATCAGACTCATATACAGTTAAAAAGCCAATGGTATTAATTGCAAATGAAAATGGATTAGGGCTTGCCCCGTTTATGTATAGTGTAAATCCAGATGCTAAGTTTATACTAAATGCTAACACAGTTACATGTATGGGCAAAACTGAAGGTGAAATTGCTAAACAGTATACAGCGACAACATCAAATATTGTTACACCTTAGAGAAAGTTAAAATATGAATACGCAAACTTATAGAAACAAACTTACAGAAATATCTAAGCGTCATTGGAAAAAAGCTCCAGGCGCAAAGTACATTCACAAGTGGGATTTGTATATGCTTGAAAAACAATTTTGTGTAGACAACATGAACTTTGACGGAGTTAATTCTGTACTTGAAATTGGCTGTGGCATGGGAATGTTAGCACACTTAATACAAGAGCAAAAAGGTATTAACGATATTGAACTAACTGACGTAGACGAGTTCTTTGATGACAAAGACAAAGGTGCTTTGTACAAAGAATGCTGTGACGTATTAGGTCTTAAACGTTTCATAATGTACGTTAACATGAACGAGCCTATGAAGTTAGATAGACAGTATGATATGATTGTAGCTACCCGTACAGTGTTTGATAGAGAGTGTTTAGTACCCGGAACTATATTTGATTACGAGTACTGGCTAGATGATTGTTTTAAGTATTGTAAACGAGTGTTTGTAAAAACAAACTTTGCTGGTGGCGGCAGAAGCTTTCCTGATTATATCCGTCCTTACCTATGGTGGCCTACAGGTTCAGAAGGTGAGTCACTTGGTAAGCCAAGGAGAGGCTGGTATATTAGAGTTGACAAAGACGAATGGGAGAATCGCAACAAATGATAACTTGGGGAATGGTTGGAAACAGTCACGATGCTAGTTTAGCAGTATTTAAAGATAACGAACTCAAGTCTGCGGTGTTAGCTAAAGATTATAGTAAGGTGCCAAACGACCCTCATCCTAACTGGAGTATGGTTAGCGTAGCTAGGCAAGAATACGGCGAGCCCGATAGTATACAGTGGTATGAACTTCCTAAGTTAAAAACACTACGCCAGTGGTATGCTGGACAGGGCTGGCTATGGAAAGAAAATAATATACGTAAGTACTTGCAACAATGGAATATCATTGCTCCAATTAAGTGTACCCAACACCACCTAAGTCATGCGGCGTATGCCTATTACACCCAGCCTGAAGACGACTGTGCTGTAATTGTAATAGACAGTATAGGCGAGTTTGAAACACTGACTATATGGCACGGCAAGAATAATTTACTAAAGAAGATACACAGTCAGGGCTATCCGCATAGTCTTGGATTATTCTACAGTGCCATGACACAACGGTGCGGGCTGGTTCCGAACCGTGATGAATATATGATGGCATCTATGGGAGACAAAGGTAACCCTAAAAAACATTTTATGAAGATACTAAACGAACTAGTACACGTTGAAGGTATTGGATGGAACCCTAAGATTAAGATGATGGAAAACTTGCATAGGGGGTGTAACTGGTGGAGGCCTGATCTAGACAGCGAAGAAGACCTAAACGATATTGCAGCTGCTACACAGTCAGTATTTGAATATTGTGTTAATAATTTAAGTGCATGGGCTATGAAGGCAACAGGCAGTAAGCACCTAGCACTAGCTGGCGGAGGCGCCCTTAATAGAAGAGCAGTAGACGGTATCCGTGACAAGTGGGTTAATGTACATGTTCCACATAACCCAGGCGACCCTGGCAGTTGTGTAGGAGCATATCTAGCAGTAACTAAAACCAAGATAGAACTTGACAACCAATGGCATAGGTAGTATAATAGTAATATGGCAACTAGACAAAACACAGACTATGGGCATGATATACAAAAGGTATATCTTGAAATGATGTTGACTGATGCTGAGACATTTGTTAGATGTCAAGCGGTATTCAATCCAGAAGTATTTGATAGACGATTGCAAAAGCCTGCAGAGTTTTTAACTAACTATGTAACTGAGCATAACGCATTACCTACATTTGATATGATTAATGCAGCAACAGAGAGTAATCTTAAAGACCCTGGTGTAATGCAAGAGAATCATTATGATTGGCTGTTGTTAGAGTTTGAAACATTTAGTAGACACAAAGCATTAGAGGCAGCTATCCTTAAAGGTGCAGACTTACTTGAGAAGGGTGAGTATGGTCCAGTAGAAGAGTTAGTTAAGCAAGCAGTACAAATAGGATTACAGAAAGACTTAGGTACTGATTACTTTGCAGACCCTAGAGCAAGACTGTTAGCAATTAAAGATGGTAACGGCCAAGTAAGCACAGGCTGGGAAGCAGTAGATAGAAAACTATTTGGTGGGTTCAACAGAGGCGAGCTTAACATCTTTGCAGGTGGTTCAGGTGCAGGTAAGAGTTTGTTCCTAGCTAACTTGGGTGTAAACTTTGCACAAAAGGGTATGAACGTTTTGTATCTAACACTAGAGCTTAGTGAAGCTTTAGTTAGTATGCGTGTAGATAGTATGGTTACAGAGATTAGCACCCGCGATATCTTTAAGAATATTGATGACGTTGAAATGAAAGTTAAGATCATTGGTAAGAAGAGTGGTGCGTTCCAAGTTAAGTATATGCCAAGTGGCAAGACGCCTAATGATGTACGTAGCTATATTAAAGAGTATGAGATCAAAACAGGCAAGAAGATTGATGTATTGTTGATTGACTATTTGGATTTGCTAATGCCCAATGGTGCAAAAGTAAGTGCAGAGAATTTATATATTAAAGATAAGTACGTTTCAGAAGAGCTAAGAAACTTAGCTATGGAATTGAATACAGTATTTGTTACAGCGGCACAGTTGAATCGTGGAGCAGTTGAAGAAATTGAATTTGATCACTCGCACATATCAGGTGGATTAAGTAAGATACAAACTGCGGACAATGTGTTTGGTATCTTTACTAGCAGAGCAATGCGTGAGCGCGGACGCTATCAAATACAGCTAATGAAGACACGTAGCTCAAGTGGAGTTGGATCTAAGATTGATCTAGGATTTAACATTGACAGTTTAAGAATATATGATCTAGATGAAGATGAACAAGATGACTATACAACTCCTTCAGCTAGTAATAGTATTGTAAGTAATCTGAAACGCACTAATACACAAGATACAGTTAGAGAAGATCCTAGTGATGGGGCTCCAGTAGCAAAGATTAGGGCTGAAGCAGACTCAACTAAGTTACGTAACTTTATTAATAACCTTGGAGAAGATTAAATGGTTGGATGGATATTATTTGGCAGTTTAATTTTTATAAATATCTGTGTGCATACAATGATCCAGATGTATTTTGAAGGGCATGAAGCATTTAGGAGAGATTGATTTATGAGTAATAAGATTCCAATGAAGGGTGGAGATGAATACGATGCCCTTAGTAAAAACTCACGTAAGTTCTATATGTGGAGCAAAGGCCAACTTAAAAAGATCAAACGTGGATACAATAAACGATTGCGTAAATTCTTTAAAGAAGATACTAAGATCTTTGATAAATCAAGGATGAAATATACAGATGGAGATAACACATGAGCAAAGACAGCAACATAGTTAAGTTTCCGCAGAAGACTGAAGAACAAAAACAACTTAACACACTCAACAAACAGTTTGAAGAAATTGAAGATCAGGGTGATGTGATAGAACAGCAGCGTTTGCAAATAGAAGCGTTAGAAAAAGCCAAAGCCAAAGACTACAAACAGGTCCAACGAGAACTAACGGATCTAAACGCTGATGGTAACGATTAGTGTATTGGGGTAGAGCGCCCATGATAATAGGAGCCTCGCATATGGAAGAAACACAAACTTGTGAAGATTGCAGAATAGAAATTAGCACAACTGGTATTGAAGTAGACTCAAGCACAGGTAACCTAGCTGTTGAAGGTGCTGTGGTTGTTGCTTTGTTAATAATAGCTTGTGCAGTGTATGCATTCAAGAAATGGATCGACAGTCGCTTTAAATGAAAAAGACTAACTGGGAAGTATGGAAACATGCCCTTGGTTCTTTTGATGAAGAAGACGGTTACGATGCAGCCAACGAAAACTCAATCGCAATAATTAGAAGTATAATAGTAGGAACCAATCTTGTTTGTGCATATCTTATAATGGCAAATATCATATTGAGATGGCTAGAATGAAAATTAGCCAGAAACTTCTTGACTACTTTAATCGTTTCAAATCAAAGTCGACTAGTAAAAATCACACTCGGTTTAGAAACGACATTTGTAATCATTGGGATTTAGATTACATGTCAACTGCTGAACTAGAAGAACGGCTATCTGAAGATGTAGTTGAAACTACAATACCACGCAAAAAACAAGACTTGGAATAACATATTGAGAAAGCCTGACAACGTAACAGACTTTGCCGCTACACTGCCGTATCCTACTAACGTAGGTGCTCCTGCTTTTACAGTGCCAGATGTATTGCAACATAAAGCAGAACGAGGTATTACTGCTACGCACTTCTTTGAAACAAAGTTTGATGAACTAAAAGATGAATACTTTAAACTTGTAAAGCTAGCAGAAGATACACAACTAGTATACACAGCCAAGTATAACTTTATTCCTGTAGTAGGTAAGCAGTATAGTTTGTACACAAACAATGGAAAAACATTCCTCAGCATTATTGAACCACACACATGGAAACAAATGACATTTAAAGGCAGCTTCAGATTCACTAGCGACAACACATGGGAAAGGATAGATACTGTATGATGACACCTACTCTATGGATATTTGGCGACAGCTTTGTGATGGAAAAGAATAGCCACAAAAATTTTAACAACACTACTGAATGGTTTTGGGGCAAGCAAGTAGCCGACCAACTAGGCACTATGCGAATTAAGAACCTTGGTGAAATGGGCTGTAGCAACGAGTATATACAGTATACAATTAAACAACACATACCTCAGATAAAGCCAAATGATTATGTAATCATTGTTACTACCGACAAGAAACGAGTGTGGTTCTTTGAGGACAGACCTTTCCTAGGAAACTACTGGATATTAAACAACGAAAACCTCATTACAAAAGAAGAATCTAAACAGTTGAAAAGCTATACTATGCTGGGCAATGAAAACGAAATTCGAGCTGATATGAATCTAGATGCTATGGTAGCATGGTGCCACTTTTGTGCTAGAAACTTTAATTGGCGAATGTGCATACTACCAGGATTTGATAATACTGGACTACACCACAGCACAAACGGTAGCCTTCAGGCAGTTGATGTGTGTGAATTCCTAGGAGTAAAAGATGACAAGTGGAACAGTCGATTAGAGTTCTTTAAGAATCATGAGAATATTGATC